TAGACCGGTTTATGTTGCAACTAACCGGATCTACAGGAATTCCTGTAACTCGTCTTTTTGGACGCTCTCCTGCTGGTCTTAATGCTACCGGTGAAAATGATCTTAGAAACTATTACGACATCATAGAATCAAATCAAAGAAATAAGCTTCAACTTCCTATAAGAACAATAATTGGGTTGCTTTCCGTTCTTAATAAGGTAGAACCTCCAACATTTACGTTTAATTCTTTATACCAGATGACTGAAAAAGAAAAGGCCGAATGTGAAAAGATTTACGCTGAGACAGAAGAAGTAAAGGCTAAGACGGAAAAAATATATGTAGAAATGGGCGCAAGAGATTCTTCTGAAACAAGAAAAGAAAAAGGGTGGGCTGAAAACGACATTACCGAGGAAGAGGATGAATAACGAATTTAACATATTACTAAGAATATATCTTAGAAAATTTAAAGAACCGCCTAAAATAAAAACGCCTAAATGGTTGTATCCATTAGCAGTTGAAAAAGTATATGCAAAAGAAATATCAAAATTGATGAAAGAATATATTAATAAAAGAATGTTGATTTTTGAACCAGAACTTAAAATAATGATACAAAAAAATAAATCGTTATATAAAAATGATGCGTTTGAAGAAGACTTTAGAAAGATAAAGAAGGAGCTTGAAGATGCCATTATTGCTTTTTTTGGCGTTGGCCTGTTGTTTACTTCTGATCTCTCAAGAATAATAGAATTGACTTGTGATAAAATAATGGTCTTTTCTTTAGAACAATGGAAAAGACAAACGGAAGCGGTGCTTGGTGATCCGTATAATTCTATGCCGCCTGATTGGATAGACATAAGAAAACTGTGGGTTGAAAATAATTACGAAAACATAAAAGGATTAGCAAAGGATTACAATAGTAAATTCATGAAAATAATAGAAACAGGAATAATAGCGGGCTGGTTTTTCCCTGATTTTCTGGAAGAAATAAATATTTTAAACGGTAAATTTATAGGTCAAAGGTCAGCTTTTATAGCAAGAAATCAAACTGGCAATTTGGTTGATAGAATAATAAGCAACTATGCATTAGGTATCGGAAATGATGAATATATATGGCAAACAGCGTTAGATGAAAGGGTAAGGGGTAATCCTTTTGGGAAATATCCAAAAGCAATACCATCTCACTGGGTTATGGAAGGGAAAATTTGTAAATGGTCTGACAGTTCTGTCTATAGCAATGATGGAAAGACGTGGATAAAAAGAACTGGGATTATGCCAAGAGTCCCACCCGGATACGAAGAAAACTGCCGATGTACGGCTGGGTTATACTGGGTAAATTTCATAGGGGGATGATATGCATGTAACTCCTGAACTTTTAAAAGCCTTTCAAGACGAAGTGGAAAAAATAGATTTTGGAAGAATAATTATAACGTTAAATAAAAATGGAAACTATTTTGAACTATCGACAGAGCAAAGAAAAAGGATATGGAAAAACGGAATTGAAAAGCATATGGAGCATGGAAACAGACAGGGTTGACACTTTTATATATATGATTTATAATATATATGATTTACCATAGGAGGTTTAATTATGGCCTGCGGTAAAAAGAAGAAGAAAGGAACAAAAAAGTGAACAAGGTTCGCCGGTTTGATACAATAGATGCTCCTCAGTGGATGACTTCTAAGTTTGAAAAAACAAAAGAAGGATATCTAAAGGGTAGGGCTGTTATTTGTACGACTGGCGTGTATGAATATAAGTTAGCTGACGGAACTATACAGAGAGAGCTTAGACTTCCAGAGGAAGTTTTTTCAACTGTATTTTTGGATTCTTTGAAATTAAAACCTTTGACATTAAATCATCCGGCAGAGGGTGTTGATGCAAAGAATATTAAAAAATACCAGATAGGAAACCTTGGAAATAATCCATCGAGTCCTCCTGACGGGAATACTGATATGTATAATCTTTCTATTGATATGATTGTACAGGACGTTGAAGCGGTTATGGCTGTTGAAAATGGACAGAGAGAATTATCAGTTGGGTATGAATTAGATTTAGAACCTGCTGAACCAGGAGCTAGATGGTGTGGACAACCTTATGATGTAGTTCAAAGGAATTTATTTGCTAATCATGTAAGCGTAGTAGACAAAGCGAGGGCTGGTGATACCGCAAGGATACGGCTTGATTCGCTTGACGCTGAATTAGTGCAAGATGTCGCAATAGCGACTGACCATATAGACAAGGAGGCAAAGATGCCCGATCTCAAGAAATACAAACTTGACGGCGTTGAGTATGAAGCGGAAGCTCCTGTCATTACCGCTCTCAACAAAGCCAAAAACCGGAACGATGAACTTGAGTCCGAGAATAAAGCTATTACTTTAGATAAAACTAAAGTGGAAGCTGAACGCGACGGGTTTAAGGATCGTATCGATGAGCTTGAAAAAGAGCTTGAGACTGCAAAAAGCAAAAAGCTTGACGAGGCTGAAATAAAAGCCGCTGTTGAGCGACGGGTAAAAATACTCGATGCGGCTCATGTAGCTAAGGTAGAAGTAACGGATAGTATGGATGAGGTTGCTATACAAAAAGCAGTCATAACTTCAATCTATCCAAACGCAAAGCTTGACGACAGGGACACTGTTTACATCGATGCTCGATTTGATGGTGCCATTGATGAGCTTGAACGTCGGAACGATGGGAAGGTACGAGAGCTTAATAGCGATGTATCTGACGCAAGTTCTGTAGCGAAGGAAGCCCATAAAAAGATGCTTGCTCGCCTAAATAAAAAGGAGGCGTAAGATGGCTGATTATAACAGACCAGAGTCTGCTATTCTTGGTCTTCCCGACGGGGTGTTCTTTCTCGTAGAAAGCTATCCTGCGGCTGAGTCCATAACTCCTGGGCGGCCCGTATACCAGACCCCAGGGACTGAAACGTCTTGTCATGCTACTTATTCTGCTGGCGATATTTTCCTTGGAATAGCTATAAATCGGCAGTATTCCGATGGAGACAACGTTGGAACGTATGACATATACGACGATGTGAATATCCTTAAAAAGGGTCGTATTTGGGCGCAAGCGGCTGCGGCTGTTTCAACCGCACCGGCGACCGTATATGCTGATTCTTCTGGATTATTTACTACCACGTCTGGCGGAAATTATGATTTCAATATCATGGCCAGAACTAACCAGGCTACGGTTTCCGGGCTGTTGCTCGTTGAAGTCGATGCTCCTGTAGCAGCGCAGTAAGGAGGAATATATGGACCCTACTAGGCTTGATGCGAACGAAAGCATATTCTTTAAACGGGAGCTTGAGTACGTTAAGGCCGGATCTTACGACATACCGTTCCGCGCTAATAAGGCTGTCACGCTGTTTCCTGTGGATACTTCTGCTGGACCAGCCGCGACTGAAATAACCTACCGTCGGTATACCAAGGTTGGTACTGCGAAATTTATAGCTGATTATTCGCATGACTTCCCTCGGGTTGACGTATACGGAAATGAATACACCGTAAAGCCTAAAGACATAGGCGATTCTTATGGATATTCGATTCCTGAAATTCGCCGTGCGGCTATGGCTGGTCGTCCTCTTGAAGCCCAGCGGGCGATAACTGCTAGGGAGATCATAGAGAATAAGATCGATGATGTAGCGTGGAATGGTGATACTACGCATAATCTCAATGGTTTTATAGACTACCCTGGGATTACTGAGTACACCGTAGCTTCTGGAACTTCCCTTTCTTATGAATGGGCGTACAAGACTTCCGATGAGATCCTTGCGGATATGAACGGTGCGGTAAACGCGGTAGTTGAAGCAACCAATGGGATTGAACTTCCTAATGTCATGCTTCTGCCGCTGGCTCAGTTCAACATTATAAATCAGAAACGGCTTGCCGATAATTCTGATGAAACGGTGCTTTCTTACTTCATGAAAACCAATCGATATATAAAAACTATCGAATGGATTGTGGATTTGAAAGAGGCTGGGGCTTCTAGTGCAGACCGTGGGATGGTTTTCGTCAACGACGCACAGCATCTTACGCTTGAACTTCCTGCTCCGTTTGAGTCTTTTGAGCCTGACAAGCTTGGGCTTGAATATGTAATACCGTGTATGGCTCGGACTGCCGGGATGATTATATATCGCCCTGCTTCTGTAGCGTACTTTGACGGGATTTAGCAAAAGCCCCCGAAAGGGGGCATATTTTCACGGATATACCGGAGGATAAGAATGATTGTAAACTGGACTAAAGACGGGATTAAAGTTATACCGATCCCTGGGAAAGAAACCAATATCGTGTTAGCTCCTGGGTTCAATGAAGTTGATGATCTTGAGTGGATAGCTGCGCGATCATATGTTTTAAAACAGATCGAAGATAAGGTCATAGAGGAGAATTGGAATAGAGTTGTGAAGGCTCTTGCGTCTAAATCTCCTGTCATTATGAACGTTGATATGAAACCGGTTGGAATTGATGATGTTGGAAACAACGGTTGTTTTATTCCTTCTACAATTAAAGATATTCAAGCTAGGACAGCCGTAAAAGTAATAATGAAAACTTATGATAAGAGAACACTTGATAAGTGGTCTGAACTTGAACAACGTGACGAAGTGAGAACGATGATTAGGTATCAGCGTCTTTGGATTGATGATCCTAATAAAGCACAAGAGATGTTCGGAAGCAAATACGGACACGGAGACAGTAAAGAATAATGGCTACACCGGAAGATATCCTACAAGTTATATGCCCCAGTTTTTTGACTACATCAGGATATTCTATATATCTTGACATGGCAGAACGTATAACCTCTTCCGGGTACTATGGAGATTTGTATTCAGATGCAGTTGCTTTAACTGCTGCTCATAAATGGTTTTTAAATTCGCAAAGGGAAGGACAGACTGGTGTTGTAACATATGCAATGGAAGGACGCCTTGCTAAAAGTTACGGAGGAATTGGCGTAACTAAAAATGAACTTGAACTAACGGCTTATGGCCAACAGTTGATATCGTTAAGAAATTCTATTTGTCCTGCTATTACTATAACCTCTCAAGATATTATAGGGAGGTACTAATGCTTTTCCCTGAATATCAGGAAAACTACACAGTATACAGATTGTCTACTCCAAGCGGATACGCTGATCGGACGTGGCAAAATATAACTGTTATTACAGGAAGGGTTGAACCTATTGGCGGTATGGAATTCTTTTCACACAATCAGGCACATGGAGACATAAATGAAATCATGATGTCTCCTATTGAATATAGAGGAATTGTTCAACCGAACGACATGTTGGTTGATGCTTATAGCGTAGGAAGAAAGGTTATTGGATATCCAGAGGATTGGCCATGGGAAATAGATAAAGGAATGGCTCATATAGCAATAAAATTGCAAAGGGTCCAGTGGTCAGTATGAAAGCTGTACATTCTTATAAAGGCAAATTTCTTGGAATGAAAGTTGATCAGCTAATTGAAAACGACGTTAGAAGGCTGCTTGCTAAGGTTGGTGAATTTGGTGCCGAAAGAATGAAAACAAGAACTGAGCCTCATGACTGGAAAGGAAGGCTTAGTGATTCGATAACCTGGGTGACGAAATATGAAAGCGGCGGTATGGGCGGAGCTGCGGAAAAAGAAGATATGCTTTCACCACCAAATGATTCTCATGATGTTGATATAGGAACGGGATGTCCTTACGGAGTATTCAGAGAACGCGGTGCTGGACCTCATAAGAATAAATTAGGTAGTGAAGAGTTTATTGCAAATATGAAAGAGTGGTGTCTTGATAAATTAGGCTTAGATGCCGATGGTGCGCCGGAGGAGCAATACGCCTTTTGGCGAATAATCGGAAAGATTCGCCAGGGCCAAGATGCGGTTCCTTTTGCATTTCCGAGTATCGGAGAAATATATAAGTTTGCGGAAGCGGAAGCGAAAGTATTTAATTTTGCGAGGCATATATGATATTAAAAGACTATTATGATTAT